CGCGCCTAGCTTTGAAGCAGGTCGAGGAGGCCGAGGAGGGCGAGACCGAGGAGACCGAGGAAGAGGCGGACGATCGGGGGGGAGAGGAGGCCGTGGAGACTCAACCTGGAGAACTTACGCTCAAGCTGCTTGCGAAGCGGCGAGGTCAGCAATCCACGCAGTCAAGTCACGTGCAAGACCTCCCCCCGGGAATCCGGCCAGCGTCCCAAAGCCAGATGCAGCTAATGCTCCAGCCCCCCCATGTCCCGTTGACAGAACGGGACATGCCGGCGGCAGTCAAAGCGGTAGTGCAACAGCTCAGGGATTCGAGGCTTTCCTCAGGGATTACGGTTCGCGCCCAGACATCCGCGCAGTCATCAGGAAGTATGCAGAAGAAGTGGGAATTGGACCTCGAGACGGTCCCAGTGTACCCGTTCCTGTTGGAACGACTGGGCCCGCACCGTGCGCCCCAAGTATTCCCACTTGTGATGCAAGCGTTGCAGGGGGAGGTGAGTCCACAGGTGGCTCTTCAAGCAGTCAACATGCTCGTCACAGGCCGCTTGCAGCGGCGAGCTGTGCGGATGCTAGTGCTTGTGAGATCACCGACCCCTGTACGCAGTACCTGATTGGACAGATGCGCAGATTTGCTGCCCGTGACTCTCGGGGGACGCTGATGTTTGTTGATGTGGGTGGTCAGGCGGCTGGGTTCGAGCTTGCTCGTGTTCTGAAGGATAGGGTGGGTGAACGCTGGATGTTTCACAACATGTGTCCCAATGTCATTGCTGAGGACGCACGCGTTGAATTTCCCTGCGACTACACCCCTGTCAAGAAGACCAAGCGGTTTCGTGGCCCTAGCGGGTTCTCGGCGTGCAAGCACTTGTTGAAAGACTGTGACTGCATTCCCGGAGCTGTTCGCCCTTTTTACTACTCATCACACTCAGCGTACTTCCTTGGGGCCGACGATATGGCCAACGTGAGACCAGATGGGCTGATGCTAGCTCGTCTCCACATGTTTCCGTTGGACCGAGACTCGGGGTCACTGATCAGTGCCGGCGGCCGTGTTCTTGAGTGGACACGGGCGACTGAGGATTTTGTTTCGACCATCAATGCCGTGGTGAAGGAGACTGGGACTGCTGAAGTCCTCCACACCTACGAGCATCGGGACCTCTCTGCCGAGTTGTTGGCTGGGAAGTTTCAGGTGAATGACAAGACGGCCTATCCAGCCGTGCGCGAGCAAGTTGTGCGGAGTGAGACGTTCTACTCTATCACGACCTCGGCACGGGTGAAGCCAGCGAAGAAGGGAGCTGACGTCGAGAAACGCTCCCGCGCCGAACAGGTCATTGTTGTAACCGATCCGACGAATCAGTCCGCAGTTGTGTCAGTGCTGAAGAGAATCATGAACATATTCGGTGTGACGTACGGTGTGGCGAAGACCTACTATGAGGAAACCGC